TAGTTGGTACAGGCGGTTCACAAAGAACATCTAACTCACACGGACATGATGGCGGTTCATCAACATTTGACGGCATGGTATCAGGTGGCGGTGGCGGAGGAGGTTCAAGTAACTCCAGAGGCCGAGACGGTGGTTCAGGCGGAGGTGCTGCTCATGGTCATACTCATGGAAATGCTAACGGACAAGGTTCAGGTAACAGAGGTGGTACCCACGAAAGTCATACACACGGTGGTGGCGGTGGTGCTCATCAAAGAGGTTCTGACAATTACGGTCACCACGAAGGTGGTCACGGCGGTAGAGGTGAAAGAAATGATATTACAGGCAGAGATATTTGGTATGCAGGTGGTGGCGGCGCATCCGGTCACAATCATACTTCAGCTGCTGGTGGCGGACACGGTGGCGGTGCTCAAGGTGGCGGTGCAATGGCCGAAGAACACACAGGCGGCGGTGGCGGAGGATGTGATGGTAACGCTTCACAACTTCACTATGGCGGTAAAGGCGCAGACGGTATAGTAGTAATCAGATATAAAGGTAGAATTTAATGATAGAAGTTGCAAAATTAGATAGTAACGACAAAGTAGAAAATACTTTTTCTATTAACAGAAACTATGGTATGGATGCTACCGGTACTATCACACAAGAAAAAGTAGAACAATATTGTATTAAAACTTTTGGTGCAGGAACTTATATTGCTAATCTTAGTAATGTAAATGGAGAAGCCAATAAAGGTAGTAATTGGAATGCTGAATTAAAATGTTTTCATCCAGATTTATATGAAGATTTGAACGGCAATCCTTGTACAAGTTGGAGAATTGATAAAACTATTGGCGATTGGGTTGCACCTCATCAATATGAAACAACCAGCAATGGTAATACATATTCAGGTATGAAATGGAGTGAACTTACTAATAGATGGTATGCGAAAAAAACAGGTGAAATGACTACTTGGTATAGATGGAATCCTAGCACTAACGAGTGGGAAGACCAAACAGACATCTAATATCATAACCGTCTTTCCTATAGATGGATAAATAATATTATGATTGATAATTTTGATAATGGATTTGTGAAGTGTATTGATGACTTCCTTCCAAAACACACATTTAACAGGTTACAAAACTTTGTCTTAGGGATTGATTTTCCTTGGCATTGGTCCGACTTTGATTATAACCCACAAGACCCCACAATCACAAAAGTAGATACTAAAGATGTAGGAACATTTATGTTACATAATGTTCTTCTTACACCTAAAGGTCCTACTAGTGATATGTACAGAAACTTTTTCCCTATAACAGACGCCTTACATGAACATAATGTTCCTATTGGTGAACCTTTGAAGTGGAAGTTAAATCTGTACACAAATCAAAACAAAGTAAAATATCTAGCTAAACATACAGATTTTTACGAAACAACCAATAATAATTTTGAATATATAACAGGCATACTATGTTTTACTAGTGACAATGGTGCTAGTATTATTGGCGATAAAGAATTCGAAACAAAAGAAAATAGATTAATTCTATTTGATGGCAATTTAGTACACTCGGCTTTTACTCAAACTGATAAAGACCGTAGAGTAATTATGAATATAAACTATATGAGGAAAAAATGAGTAAACTATACAACAAATACAATGACATTAAAATCGTAGGTGGCGGAAGTGCAGGCTGGATGACAGCGGCTACTCTGATTAGAACCTGTAAACCAGGCACCAAGATTACACTAATTGAAAGTCCTAATATATCAACCGTAGGTGTTGGTGAAAGTACAATTGGTGGTATTTCTAATTGGTTAGAATTAATTGGATTGAATGATCCTAAAAGATTTGTAAAGCACACAGACGGAACAATTAAACTAAGTATTCGTTTTGAAAATTTCTATGATGTCAATGATGGTGGGTTTCATTATCCTTTTGGATTACCTGTGACATTTGGTAACAGAGATGGCACAAATGATTGGTATTATAAAAAATGTTTTTTACCTGATACTCCTGTAACTGATTTTGCAGATACAAACTATTCTCAAATGGCTATGGTTAATAAAAACACATTAGGAGAAAACTTTCCTAATTTTAATTATAATAAAGATAAAGCGTATCATTTTGACGCAACTAAGTTTGGTTTATTCTTAAAAGATGAGGTTTGTATTCCCGAAGGTGTACAACATGTATTAGGTGATGTTACAGATGTAATCACAGATGAAAACAATAATGTAGAATCCGTTGTATTAGAAAACGGAGACAAGTATGAAGCTGACTTATGGATTGATTGTACAGGTTTCAAATCATTATTACTAGGCAAAGCATTAGGTGAAAAGTTTATTGACTTTGCTGATGTATTGCCAAACAACTCAGCTTGGGCAACAAGACTGCCTTATAAAGATAAAGAAAAAGAAATTAATCTATACACCGATTGTATTGCACATAATAATGGTTGGGTATGGAAAATTCCTTTATGGACTCGTTGGGGTACAGGTTATGTTTATTCAGACAAATATATTAGTGATGAAAATGCTTTAGAAGAGTTTAAACAATTCATTAAAGATAAAAACTATAGTGGTGTACCTGTAGAAGAATTAGAATTTAAGAAAATTAAAATGAGAGTTGGTCGACACGAAAGAATGTGGGTCAATAATGTTGTCGCTATTGGTTTATCTGCTGGTTTTATTGAACCACTAGAAAGTAATGGACTATATTCAGTACATGAATTTTTAAGACATTTAGTGGCTAAAATTGGTGGTGAAAGAGACAAATACACAGAGTATGATAGAGAAGAATATAACTTCTTAACTAGTAAAATGTTTGATGGTTTTGCGGCTTTCGTGGCTATGCATTACTCATTATCAAATAGAGAAGATACGCCATATTGGCAAGATGTTCAAAGAAGACAATGGTCTCAAAAATGGCCTGTTAAAAAGGGAAATGCTTTTGAAGATTCCTTTAGAAGAAAAAGAGATGGTCGTTGGGAACTATCAGAGGGATTACAATGTATTGCTCCAGGTATGAGATGGTTTGTACATGACTTTCATAGAATTGCACAAGAAAATTGTAATTCTGATAAAAGGCATTATCATAATTCTTGGGACGAAGTAACAACTAGATTAGATAGTAGAAGAAGGGATTGGGAAGAACAAGCTTCTAAACTCAAATCAACTTATGAGTTTTTACGAGATGAATTCTTTGAAGGTAAAGATGACTATAAATGATGGCACAGAAATGTATGGTAGGAAATTTCCTCATTTAAGTGATGATAACAAATTTACACATGTTACTTTAAGTGATGAGAATAAAAGACGACCACATGAAATAAATTCACAACCAGAAAAGTTTATTGCTGGTTTTTATATGAATGACAATAGTATTTGTGATGGACTTATCGAATGGTATAAAGAAAATCCTGAGAAAGAACCAGGTGCTTTTGGTCAACGACAAGTAAACAAAGAAAGAAAAGATAGTATTGAATGTGGATTTACAATTGATAACCAAGATAAAAGGATTGTTGCTTATCATAGAGAACTACAAGCTGCTTTAAAAAACTTCTTCCCTTTGTATCCAGAAACTAATATGACCACACCTTGGTCACTTAGAGGTATGACAACTAATTTACAATACTATCCTCCAGGAGGTGGTTATAAAGTTAATCACTTTGAAAGAGATTGTGTGGAATCTGCTAAAAGATTTTTAGTTTTTATGACTTATTTAAATGATGTACCAGACGGTGGCACACATTGGAAATATCAGAATGTAACTTTACAGGCAGAAAAAGGATTAACCGTATTTTGGCCTACTGATTGGACACACATACACAGAGGTGTTATATCAGAGAAACATGAAAAATATATTGCAACCGGATGGTATTCGTTTGATGATTGATATTGTACCAGCATTTGTAACACCAATAGCAATAGGACAATGTGAAGATGTTGATATGATTAGTGCTATTGAAAAATTGGCATATAAACATTTAGGTCATAAGGGTAATGTTTCAGGACACCAAGTTGAATTTATTAATAATACTAAGTCTAAATTCAATGAAGAGTTAAGTAAAGAAACTATATTAAAAAAATTTACAGACTTTATACAACCTCATGTAAATGGCTTTGCTGATGTATTAAACATAAAGACACCTAGAAAAGTAGATTTAACAGCTGCGTGGATTAATGTAAACAAACCTGGAGATTATGCACCAGAACATTCACATGTCACATCAAATTTTTCAGTAGTATTCTTTATAAAAGGTGATGAAAATAAAGAACTTGGTAACTTAGTATTAAAATCACCAGATGTTAGAATGGAGTTTAATGATTTGTATTTAAAACAAAGCAATTCTAACAATCTAAATAGTTTTGGATATTTTTACAAACCTAAACCAGGAAGATTTATCATTTTTCCAGCTCACATTAAACATGAGGTGGAACAAAATCAAAGTGATGATGATAGAATTTCTATAGCAATGGACTATAAAATATATGTATGATATAAAAGAATTGACAATGGAACACCACAAAGACGCTGAACGCCAGGACTTTGTGAGAATATTAATGTCTGGTAATATTAACAAACAATTATATGCTTGTTATTTGTACAACCAGTTAGCTTGTTATTCTGAATTAGAAAAACACGCACAACAACTATCGCTATTTAAAGATTTAAATTCACTACCTAGAAGTGAAGCATTACATTACGATTACAATGCTTTATGGAACCATGAAAATGGTAAACCACCGTTAACCGAAAGTACAAACAAATATATAGAACATATTAAGTCTATCTCAGAAAGTGCAGAAAAATTATATGCACATATCTATGTAAGACATTTAGGAGATTTATCTGGCGGTCAAATGATTAGAAAGAAAACTCCAGGTCCTAATAGATATTATAGATTTACAAATACTGAAGTTATAGAGTATAAACGAATTGTAAAAGAACGAGTTAATATGTACATGAACATTTATCAAATTAATGTTTTAGCAGAAGCTAGATATTGTTTTGAAAGTGCAACAATGTTGTTTAAAGAAATGAAGGAAATGCATGATTTGGGAAACTTTAATTAATTGTAAAGACAAGATGGTCGATTTATTAGACCGTCATTGTGAAGAGTATGATGAACCAGGTATGGAAAGATTTAACAATCCAGAATATGGCTGGGTCAATAGAACATGGAAAAATAATAATGTACGAAGAGCTCATGTTGATGTTGTTGATGTAAGAGATAGTAAGAAACTTTGGATGATGCATGTATGTTTATTTCCAAACAAAACAAATGGTGGACCAATTTATGGTTTTGATGTAATTGCAGGTAAGAATAAAGTTACTGGTGCATTCCATGATTTTTCTCCTTTATTACAGAAAGAACATCCATTAACAAAGTGGTTTATTAACGAAGTTAAAGATTTTAAACCTAGTAAAGAACGAGAATTGCCTGATTGGGCTAAGAGAATATTCAGCGGTGGTATGATAGCGGCTGGCAATGTACAAGATATTGTTGAGTTAAAGAATATATGTGATATTGCAATAGGTAACCTTTCTGCTTATCTAAATATGATAGGTTCATATAATGGCGATAGTGAGGAAAATGATGTAATTGAAGCACAAAACTACTATTGTGAGAACCAACAGCAAAATCCACACACTCCTAGAGTAATGGAATCACTTGGTTTGCCTGAAGATGATATAAAGTTATTCTGCTCAGATAATCTCTTTCCGAAGATAAAATAAATCTTATAAATATACCGTAGAAGGTACAAAAGGATATTAGAATGGCAAATCCATCAAGCAGAGAACAATTAAAACAATACGCTTTAAGAGCGTTAGGCCATCCTGTTATCGAAATTAATGCTGATGACGACCAGCTGGAAGATAGAATTGATGAAGGTCTACAATACTTTGCTCAGTATCATTATGACGCAATTAGACGGACTTATTTAAAATATCAATATACAGCTGCCGATAAAGCAAGAATTTTAGGTAACACTAGTGAGACAATTACAAAGAATTCAGTCTCAACTACATGGCTAGAACAAAATAATTATATTACCGTTCCAGAAAGTGTTATTTCTGTTATCAATATATTTCCGTTTTCAGATAAAGGTAACCTAAATTTATTTGATGTTAGATATCAGTTAAGATTAAATGATTTATATGATTTCTCATCAACAAGTGTTATCAATTATGATATCGTTTTAAGACATTTAGATTTCTTAGACCACATTTTAGTAGGTGAAAAACCATTACGATTTAATCAACACGATAATAGATTATACATTGACATGGATTGGAAGAACGATTTACAAGTTGGTGAATATCTAGTAATTGAAGCATATAGAAAGTTAGACCCGGATGTATATACAGATGTATATAACGACATTTACCTAAAAAGATATGTAACTGCTTTATTTAAAAAACAATGGGGTTCCAACTTATCTAAATTTGGAGGCGTAGCAATGATTGGTGGTGTGACACTTAATGGTGTTGAAATCTACACACAATCACTTGCTGAAATTGAAAAATTAGAGGGAGAAATTCGTTCAACATTTGAGTTAAATCCGGCAATGATGATTGGATAAATGTCATGCCAGTTAACCACTATTTTCAATCAGGAAGAGGCATTGGTAACACCAACGAGAAAAGGTTACACGAAGACCTAATTATCGAAGGTATTAAAATCTATGGACAAGATGTTCATTATCTTCCTCGTACATTAGTAAACCACGACTTAATCTTAGGCGAAGATGTATCATCTCGTTTTGATGATAGTTATGCTATTGAAATGTACTTTGAAACAAATGAGGGTTTTGCTGGTGAACAAGAAATTATCAACAAGTTTGGTTTAGAAATCAGAGATGATACTACACTAGTTGTTGCTAAAAGAAGTTGGGATTTTCATGTAGGCAATAAGGCAAATCTAATTGCCTCTGGTAGACCAAACGAAGGTGACATTATCTTTGTACCTTTGATGAATTCTTTTTTTGAAATACTATTCGTTGAAGACCAAGAACCATTCTTTCAATTAGGCAATCTACCAGTTTACAAACTTAAAGTTACTCGTTGGGAGTATTCGTCTGAACAACTCAATACAGGTAACGAAACAATCGACCAACACGAAGATGAATACACACTTAACCAGTTACTATTTAAATTCACACTTGAAGCTGGTCAAGCTGCATTAGGCGGTGAAGGTTCTATTCAATTAGAAAGAGGTTACTCTACAGGTCAACCTGCTTTCTTATTAAATGAGGAATATGTTGTACAAAATATTCAGAACCAATCTCCATATGCAGACAACTTAAATTTAAACACAGAAGCTGGAATGACAACTGGTTCATTAACAGATGATATATTAGATTTCACAGAACGAAATCCATTCGGAGAGGTTGATTACGAATAATGTTAGGTACTCATTTTTATAACCAAAGTTTAAGAAAATTGACTATTGCTTTTGGTCAAGTCTTTAACAACATTCAAGTACAAACTAAAAACTCTACAGGTGGTGTCACAGGTAGAATGAGAGTGCCTTTAGCATATGCACCTAAAGAAAAATTTATTACTAGACTTGACCAACAAGCCGACTTAAACAATAGACAATTTGCTATCGTATTACCTCGTATGGGTTTTGAAATTACTGGTCTATCTTATGACCCTAGTAGAAAACTAAACAAGATACAAAAGAGAGTAAAAGTAAAAGACGGCAAGACAATGAATTACAACTACTCTCCTGTACCATATAACATTGGGTTTAGTTTATATGCTTTTACAGCTAATGCAGAAAATGGATTACAAATTATTGAACAAATATTACCATACTTTCAACCAGATTTTACGGTAACTATTAATGCCGTTCCTGAATTAGATATTAAAACAGATGTACCTATTATTTTAAATGGTGTTACATACGAAGACACATATGATGGTTCATACAATAATAGAAGAGCTGTGATTTACACAATGCAATTTACAGCGAAAACATATTTGTATGGTCCAATGCAAGAACAAGGTATTATTAAAAAGACACAAGCAGATTTGGCTGTTGATTTGCCAGATACAGCAAGACAAGAACGAATTATCGTAGTGCCAGACCCATTATCGGCTGACGCAAATGATGATTTTGGTTTTACAACAACAATTGACTTTTTTACGGACTCTAAGTCATATAATCCAGCGACGGGACAAGATGAATAATTATGAGCAAATTAGAAGATAGTGTAAATGAAATTTTAGGATTAGAACCTAAAAAAGAAAAAGAGATATCTGTTACAGACTTTGAACAACCAAAAGCCGTTGTTAGAAAAGTAGATGAAAGTAAAGGTGACATTGATAATGATTATGATTATAGTAGAGAAAATTATTATAATCTAATTGAAAAAGGTCAACAAGCAATTGAAGGTATTTTAGAAATTGCAAAAGAAGGCCAACACCCTAGAGCTTATGAAGTTGCAGGACAATTAATTGGCCAAGTTGCACAAGTAACAGATAAACTACAAGACTTACAAAAGAAACTAAAAGATTTAAAAGAAGTAACAAAGAAATCTGATACTAAAATACAGAATGCTTTGTTCGTAGGTTCTACAGCAGAATTGCAAAAGTTATTGAATAGGAAAGATAATGAAGTTATTGAAGGCGAAGCAACAGAATCCAAAGAAGATAATTCTTAAACTAGACGATTTAGTACATATTAAGTCTATGACACCTCTACTAGAACTATTAGAGGGTGAAGAATTAGAAAATCCAATAGAAGTAATCAGACATCATATTTCCAATAGAATTAGATACGGGGCAAACGGTACTAAATATACAGAAAAAGAATTTAGTGTATGGCGTGGCAGTCAAAGAGTAAAGGCGGCCTTAGAATTAGGTTATACACATATTGAAGGTGTTGTAGTTAATGATTGATTTAGTAAATAATGAGTATCAAGTGTTTGATGATTTGGTAGATGTAGATACTCAAAATACAATAGAGAATATTTTATTTTCTAATACATTTCCTTGGTTTTATAACGAATTGAGTGTAGGTGAAAGTGAACATTATACTAAGTATAACCATGAATACTATGATTATATTCAAATGTCACATGTATTTGTAAGAGATGGTGTTGGTAATTCTAACTATTGTAAAAAGATTTTAGATAGATTATTACAATCTACAAAGATACAAAGTCCTGTAATAAGATGTAAGGCAAACTTAAAGTTTACGGCACCAAACGGCAACTTGGATAGTCACAACAAACCACATTATGACCAAGAAGAAGACCATTATGTAGGGTTATATTATGTTAACGATAGTGATGGTGATACCTGGTTGTTTGACAAAGATGAAAAAGTAAAAGTAAGAGTTTCGCCTAAAAAAGGCAGATGGTTATTTTTTAGAGGTAACTTATTACATGCAGCTTCACATCCTATTAAAAAATGGAAAAGATTAATTATTAATATAGATTTTAAACAATGAGTACGACAGATAATTCAGCATACTTAGGCAATCCTAATCTAAAGAAAGTAAACACACCACAAGAGTTTACTAAAAACCAGATTGTAGAATATCAAAAGTGCGCCGAGGATCCTGTTTACTTTATGGAAAAATACATTAAAGTGGTTTCACTTGACCATGGTCTTGTACCATTTAAGATGTATCCTTTTCAGCAACACATTGTAAGAACCATACACGATAACAGATTTACTATTTGTAAACTACCGAGGCAGTCAGGAAAGTCAACAACGACTATTTCTTACTTGTTACACTATGCGCTTTTTAATCCTAATTCTAATATTGCTATACTTGCAAATAAATCATCTACAGCTCGTGACATTCTCGGAAGATTGCAACTTGCATACGAAAATCTTCCTAAGTGGTTGCAACAAGGAGTAATCAACTGGAACAAAGGTAATATTGAATTAGAAAATAAATCACAGATTGTCGCAGCTGCAACTTCTTCAAGTGCAATTCGAGGTGGTTCATTTAATATTATTTTCTTAGACGAGTTTGCTTTCGTACCTGCCAATATTGCAGAGATGTTCTTTAGCTCAGTTTATCCTACAATTTCATCTGGACAAAAAACAAAGATGATTATTGTATCTACACCATACGGTATGAACCAGTTTTATAAGTTATGGACAGACGCAGAGAATAAAAGAAACGATTACATACCAATTGAAGTACATTGGTCTGAGGTACCAGGAAGAGATGAGGCCTGGAAAGAGGCAACAATTAGAAACACCTCACCTGAGCAGTTTCAACAAGAGTTTGAGTGTGAGTTTTTAGGTTCTGTTAATACACTTATTAGTCCTGCTAAAATTAAAACTATGACCTTTCAAACACCAAAGGTTTCAAATGCAGGTTTAGATATATATGAAGACCCTAAAAAAACTTCAACATATGTTTGTTGCGTTGATGTGGCTCGTGGTGTTACTAAAGACTATTCGGCGTTTGTAATATTAGATGTTACGCAAATGCCATATAAGATTGTTGCGAAGTTTAGAGATAATGATATTAAACCATTATTATTTCCACACACTATTGATAGAGTATGTAAAGCGTATAATCACGCACATGTATTAGTTGAAACAAATGACCTTGGTCAACAAGTGGCAGAGGCATTACAATTTGAATTAGAGTATGATAATCTGTTAATGACTACACAAAGAGGTAGAGCTGGCCAAATATTAGGTGCTGGTTTCTCTGGTAGAGGTTCAGGTTTTGGTGTTAAAATGACCAAACAGATTAAGAAGATTGGTTGTTCTAATATCAAGTCACTTGTAGAAGGTGACAAAATTATAATTAATGACTTTAATATCGTTGAAGAGATGAGTACCTTTGTTAGAAGAGGCCAGAGTTGGCAGGCTGATGAGGGTAATACAGACGATTTAATGATGTGTTTAGTTATCTTTGGATGGTTGTCAAATCAACCATTTTTTAAAGAGATGACAGACACAAACGCAAGACAAATGTTATACGAGGAACAACAAAACCTTATAGAACAAGACATGGCACCCTTTGGTTTCATAGATGATGGTACACCAGAAGAAGAAAAAGAGATAATTGATGAGTATGGAACCGTATGGCACCCCGTTGTCCGAAAGGGTTTTTAAATGTGTAATATCGGTTTATTATAAATATCATTGTAAGTAGATTTAACTATGGGCGTAAGAAAACTTACGAAATTTGAAAGTAAAAAAACTACTTTCGTTAATTTGCAAATTAAAGGAGAAACCTAAATGGCATTTCAAGTATCACCAGGTGTTCTCGTACAGGAAAAAGACCTAACAAGAATTATTCCTGCCGTTTCAACATCTACAGGCGCTTTTGCTGGCTCGTTCAGAAAAGGACCGTTAGATGAGGTAGTGACTATTTCTAGTGAGCAAGAGTTAGTTTCCGTATTTGGCAAACCAGACGCTGATAATTTCGAAGATTTTTTTAGCGCTGCTAGCTTTTTACAATATTCTAACGCTCTTAGAGTTGTTCGTGTACAGAACTCAGCGGTTGCAACAGCCACCGAATCCGGCTCGGCTTTTGTAATCAAAAATTTACAAGACTACCAAGATAACTATGCTAACGGTTCTGCTTCAGTTGGTCAATGGGCTGCTAGAACAGCAGGCGCATGGGGTAACAGCATTAAAGTACATACATGTCCAAGTGCGACAGCGTATGAACAAACTGCTGTAACTACCGTCAATGACACAGCAACAGCGGCAGGAGATACCGTTGTTACCGTAACATCTGGAACAGACATCAATGTTGGCGACATAGTTAATTTTGGAGATAATTATGAGTACAGAGTAATTAGTAAATCTACTAATGACTTAACAATCGTAAGAAAAGATGAACCAGCTTATTTCTCAGCAGGTGATTCCTCAGGTTTAGTTGACGCTTTATCTGACGGATCAAATGTTAGAAGAAGATGGAGATATTACGATTTAGTTAAGAAAGCTCCAGGTACTTCAACTTACTCAAATCAAAATGGTGGCGCTAATGACGAACTTCACATAGTTGTTGAAGATGTTAATGGCACTATCACAGGTACTAAAGGCGATGTGTTAGAAGTATATGACGGATTGTCAAAAGCTTCAGACGCAAAATTACCACAAGGCGAAACAAACTACTATCCAAATGTAGTGATGAATAAATCAAACTACATCTATTGGATGGACCACAATTCAGGTGGCGCTAACTGGGGTAACGCAGCTTCTGGTACAACTTTTACTGCCGTATCTGACCCAATCGAAGTTACTTTACAAAACGGTAACAACGGTGGTGCAGCTACTATCGGTCAAGTTAGAACAGCATACGAAAAGTTTGAAGACACAGATACCGTTGATGTAGGATTAATCATTGCAGGTAAAGGTGACGCAACTCATATCGACAACTTAATCACAATCGCAGAAAGAAGAAAAGACGCAATCGTTTTTGCTTCACCTGAAAGAAGTGATGTTGTGGGTGTTGATGGCAACACAGCGACTAGCAATGTAGTTTCATTCTACAATGGCATCCGTTCATCTTCATATGTTGTTTTCGATAGCGGATACAAATATATGTACGACAGATACAATGATACATACAGATACATTCCACTAAATGGTGATGTAGCAGGTCTAGCAGCTAGAACTGACCTTATCGCAGACGCTTGGTATTCACCAGCAGGTCTGAATAGAGGTGTGGTTAGAGGTGCAGTTAAACTTGCTTACAACCCAACAAAAACACAAAGAGACGACTTATACAGAGCTAGAGTTAATCCTGTAGCTACTTTCCCAGGACAAGGCACCGTATTATTTGGTGACAAAACTGGATTGTCTGCTCCAAGTGCGTTTGACCGTATCAATGTAAGAAGACTATTCATTGTATTAGAGAAGGCAATTGCTACTGCTTCTAAATTCCAATTGTTTGAATTCAATGATGAATTTACAAGAGCGAACTTTAGAAACATTGTAGAGCCTTTCTTACGAGAAGTACAAGGTCGAAGAGGTATCACAGACTTCTTAGTAGTATGTGATGAAACAAATAACACAGGCGAAGTTGTTGATAGAAATGAATTCGTAGCAGAGATTTTCGTTAAACCTGCTAGAAGCATTAACTTCATCACACTTCAATTCGTAGCAACTAGAACTGGCGTCTCTTTTGACGAAGTTGCAGGTTAAGGGGAGAATAGAAAATGGCGAACATTAACGACTTCAAAGCTAAACTTGCTGGCGGCGGCGCAAGAGCCAATCAGTTTAAGGTAACAATGCCTTTTCCTGGTTACGCACAAGTTGGTGGCGAAATAGAAGACCTTGCTTTCTTATGCAGAGCAACATCATTGCCAGGTATGACCGTACCTAGTTTTAATGTGCCTTTCAGAGGTAGAAGTATTAAGATTGCAGGAGATAGAACGATTGACGATTGGTCAATTACGGTTATCAATGATACAAATTTCAAACTAAGAAATGCGTTTGAAAGATGGTCAAATGGTATCAATAATATGACAGATAACGAAGGCTTGACTAACCCAGCGGATTATCAAGTTGACGCATTTGTTGACCAGTTAGATAGAAACGGTGCAACTATTAAGTCTTACACTTTAAGAGGTGTATTTCCTACTACAATTGCTCCTATTGAGTTGACATATGATGAAGCAACAGCGGTTGAAGAATTTTCCGTTACATTTGCTTATCAATACTTTGAAACAAATACGACTACTTAATCGTTGGATAAGTAGTCCTAAAGAGGAATATTATTATGGCTGAACTATTTGGATTTTCTATCACTCGTCTCAAAAAAGAGGCGGATCCAAAACAAAGCTTCACACAACCACAGGCGGATGATGGTACACAAACCATCGCCGCCGGTGGCTATTTTGGTCAATACCTTGATATGGAAGGTAGTGCCAAAACTGAGGCAGATTTAATCCGTAGATATAGAGAAATCTCATTACACCCCGAGTGCGACATGGCAATCGAGGATATTATTAATGAGGCTATCGTAGCAAACGAAATGAAAGACGCAGTAAGAGTTAATACTGAGTTGTTACCTTTCGGCAGAGAAATTGGTAGAAAAATCGAAGACGAATTTAAAGAAGTATTAAGGTTGTTAAATTTTAATACTAAAGGCCACGACATATTTAGAAGATGGTATGTTGATGGTAGAGTATATTTTCATAAAGTAATTGATAGGGATAGTCCTGTCCGAGGTATCACAGAGTTACGATATATTGACCCTCGTAAAATTAAAAAGATTAGAGAAGTTAGAAAGAAAAGACCTGATGGTCCATTACCATATGGCCTATCAGTTGTTGATGAATTCGAAGAATACTTCCTTTTCAATGAAAAAGGTGTAACTAACACTACATCTGGTGGTATTAAGATTGCTACAGACGCAATTGCTTTTGTACCGTCTGGTGTAATTGACCAAAATAAAAATCAAGTCTTGTCATACTTACACAAGGCAATTAAACCGGTCAATCAGTTAAGAATGATTGAAGACGCTACGGTAATTTACAGAATTGCTAGAGCGCCTGAAAGAAGAATTTTTAAGATTGATGTAGGTAATTTACCTAAAGTTAAGGCTGAACAATACCTTAGAGATGTGATGGCAAGATACAGAAACAAACTTGTATATGACGCTAACACAGGAGAAATCAGAGATGACAGAAACTATATGTCAATGTTGGAAGATTTTTGGTTACCGAGTAGAGAAGGTGGAAGAGGTACTGATATTACTACTTTGCCTGGCGGTCAAAATTTAGGTGAGATTGCAGACATTGAATACTTTAGAGCAAAACTATATCGTTCATTAAATGTACCAGTAAGTAGATTAGAAGGTTCACAAGGTTTTAATCTTGGCCGTTCTACTGAAATTACAAGAGATGAATTAAAGTTTACTAAATTTGTTCAAAGACTAAGAAAGAAATTTACTGAGTTGTTTAATGACATACTTAGAACTCAGTTAGTTTTAAAGAAAGTTATTGCTGAGAAAGATTGGATGGATATTAGAGATACCCTACAATACGATTTCTTAGCAGACGGTCATTTTGCAGAGTTAAAAGAAAGCGAAATGATGTTAGAAAGATTAAGACTTGCAGACGCTATGAGAGACTATGTTGGTAAGTATTATTCAGTTGATTTCATTCGAAGACAGGTTCTTAAACAGAACGATAGAGAAATGGAAGATATCAACAAACAAATTAAACGAGAAGTTGAAGATGGTATTATTTCGGCACCTGATACAGGCGCTATGAAAGATACCTTTTAAGGAGATAAAACATGAGTGAAGCTACTAAAAACTTTATAGACGCATTAGCAACTGGCGATAATGTCGGTGCTGGCGAACATTTTAAAGACGCATTAAGAGACAAAGTTGGTTCTGCTTTGGATGTGAAAAGGCAAGAAGTTGCAGGAAGTATTTTTGCACAAGCACCAGATAACGCACAAGATGGCGCTACTGCTTTTTCTGACCCTAAACCACATGTGACTGACCCTAGTCCAACAACCGCTGATATTATTCATACAGACGGTTCACAGATAGAGTTTACACCAAATGAAGCAGAAACTAAGTAATCTATTTTCTAAATCAGAAATAGATACAAAGACATATAATGGTTTACCGCCTTTACATAAAGAGGCGGTCAACGACTTTTTTAAATTGTGTAATAACGAAGACGGTAATATAGTTGACAATGTGGAAGACGCAGTTAACAAAGTTGCCGAGTTTCATAATATAAACACAAGTGTTATCTACAACTATATTGATAAAGAAGTAGAAACACAATTAGGAGAAGTATAAACATGGCATGGGTATCAGTACCTGGTTCTAACGGCATTTGGGAATATGATGACGCTGCTACAATTAGCAACACATATCCGGATTCAGCTGATGGTGCGAATTCAGTTATTGTTAGTGGCATAAGAACATGGACTAGACCCGTAACTGGTGATACTCTACAAGTTTATATTAGATGTAGAACAACAGCAGATAGTGTTGAGCGTGGAGAACTTTATAAAGGTTACTATGATGTACAACTAGCAGCTGGCGGTGGATTAGATACGATTACAGCAGTTGTATCAGACGCAGCTACAACTCTACAATCTTGGTTTGATGGTGCAGATAATAGTCAATTTGTTCCTGCTGTTACAGACGGCAGTATATTTACACAATGGACAGATAAATCTAATTTTGCTCACAACGCCAATTCTGTTGGTGGTGCAACAACAAGACCTACATTTAGAACTTCTGTTTTAAATTCTAAGTCAGTTGTAAGATTTGATGGAACAGATGATTGTTTAAGTATTAATCCTGTTGCGTGGGCTCAAAGTTTATCAGGTATGACAATAATAGCAGTTTCAAAATTTACTAGTACATCTGGAACTCGTACACTTACAACAACTGACCAAGAAGATATGGGTATTTTTATAGACACAAATTATAATGTATCAATGGCAGGTGCAAGTGCTGATACAGGTACGGCTGCTGATGCAGATTTTCATATTCACACTTTAAAATTTGATGGTACTCAAGCTGATAATGCTACTAGATTAGTTTACAGAATTGATGGCACAGCAGAAACTTTAACATTCACAGGTACCGTAGGTGCTACAACTAGTGCAAGTAACGGAACAATCTTTATAGGTTGTGATGATGGCGCTGAGTTTATGAATGGTGATGTAGCAGAATTTTTAATGTTTAACAAAGCACTATCAAGTGCAGAAATGTCAGATGTGGAATCATACTTGACAACGAAATGGGGTTTATAAGAAATGGCAGACCAGATTACAACACAAACAATAGCAGACACTTCAGGTGTTAAGTATGTTGTTAAGATGACCAACTATTCAGATGGAACAGGAGAATCCTTAGTCACTAAAGTTGACGCTTCAGCAACAACATTTATGAGTGAAGACAATACTAAAAAGATTAGTAAGATATGGTACTCTATCAATTGTACCAATCCTAAGTCAGCTGTTGAGTTACTATGGGCAGGCACAAATGCTAATACCACAGCGATTATTTTAAGTGGAAATGGGTATTGGGACTTTAGAGCCGCTGGTAATGAGTTAAATAATAACGCTTTAGAAGCTACTGGAGATGTATTATTATCAACCAGAAACTTTGCTAATGGCGATAATTACACAATAATTGTAGAGTTTAGGTAAAAAAGTTTATAAATAATAGACAGAGAGAGAACTATGAAACTTATTTCCGAAGAAGTATCAAATGCCGAATATCTTATAGAAGAGAATAACGGTAAAAAAGAATACAAAATTAGAGGTATATTCCTTCAATCAGAATTGAAGAATAGAAATGGACGAGTTTATCCAAAACAAATTTTAGAACGAGAAGTAAATCGTTATAATAGAGAATTTATCAATAAGAAAAGAGCTTTTGGCGAGTTAGGTCATCCAGATGGTCCAACCGTAAACTTAGAGAGAGTTAGTCATATGATTAGCAAGCTCTATCCAGATGGTAATAATTTTATTGGTGAAGCAAAGATAATGGACACACCATACGGTAAGATTGTAAAAAGTCTTATTGATGAAGGTGCTCAATTAGGAGTATCTAGTCGAGGTATGGGTTCTATTATGCAATCAGGTGGAGCTAATGTGGTCAAAGATGACTTTTATCTAGCTACTGCCGCCGACATTGTTGCTGACCCCTCAGCTCCAGACGCTTTCGTAGAAGGCATTATGGAAAATAAAGAGTGGGTTTGGAATAATGGCGTTTTAATTGAGAAAGATATTGAAGCTTGGAAGAATGAGATTAAGAGTGCTAAGAGCAGAGCATTAGCGGAAGCTAAGGCAAAAGTCTTTGCAAACTTTCTTAAAAATCTATAAAGTATAAATATCTTATGAAAAAACAAAAAACTAGTTTTTTATTTTTAAGAAACGACTAATAAAGGGGAGAATTCTCAATGGCCGATACAGAAACAAAAATTGAGGCGTTAGAAGCGGCAGCTGTGGCAGAGGCTAGTAATCCACAAGCGGACGCTCCCAAAAAGAATGCTGTAGCGGCTGAGCCTACTCATTTGTCAAATGAGGCAGAAGATTTAGGTCCAGCGGTAGTTAAACCTACAGACAGCAATCCTGACGCAACAAAGAAAACTAAAAAAGTTTCTGACGAAATTAGCGCTACTGCTGACAAAGGTGGAACACCTGATACTGCTGGTAATCCTGACACGGATGCTGGTGTAACTAAGGTTGCAACACCAGGTCAAAGTGCTAAAGTCGAAGAAACAGAAAAATCGGATGAAGTTGTAAACGAAGGCGAAATGCCAGACGGTCTAAAAAAATACTTAGACAAGAAAGCAGATAAAAAAGACGGCGACAAAGAAGAAGGTTACAAATCTAAACAAGAAGACTTAGATGTAACTGAACATGTTGACGCTCTTGTAGCTGGAGAAGCAGACTTATCCGAAGAATTTAAACAGAAAGCTGCAACCGTATTCGAAGCGGCGATTAAATCTAAAGTAAAAGAAATCGCTGAAGAGATGGAAACAGACTTTCAAACTAAATTCGAAGAAGAGACAACTAAAGCTAAAGCAGAACTCGTTGAAAAAGTTGATTCCTACTTGAACTATGTAGTAGAAGAGTGGATGAAAGACAACGAAGTTGCATTAGAAAGAGGAATCAAAGGCGAAATCGCTGAAGATTTTATTTCTGGCTTGAAAAAACTTTTCGAAGACCACTACATTGATGTTCCAGATGAAAAATATGATGTGCTAGAAGACCAAGCACAAAAGATTGAGACTTTGGAAAACAAACTCAATGAAGAGGTTGAGAAGAATGTTAGTCTTGCAAAACAAAACTCTGAGTATGTAAGAACGCAAATCATAGCTGAAGCAGCTTACGATTTAGCAGATACATCTAAAGAAAAGTTTTTCAAACTGACAGAAGAAATTGAATACTCATCTGCTGATGATTTTAGAAACAAGGTACAGACCGTTAAGGAATCATACTTTGGAATCAAAAAATCAAATGTAAATGAGAGTTTAGAGGATGTGGCGGCTGGTGGTTCAACAGATAATGTTGACCTATCAAATGCAATGGCTGCTTATACCGCCGCTATAAGTAAAACAAAAGATATTAAAATATCTTAACGGAAAAAAGCAATAGGGAGAAAATACATGTATCTTTCAGAAACACATGAAAAAAAATGGCAGCCAGTCCTAGAGCATCCGGATTTACCAAAAATCTCGGATCCTTATAGGCGTGCCGTTACATCTGTAATCTTGGAAAACCAGGAAGCAGCTTTAAAAGAAGACAGAGCGTTTATGTCTGAAGCAGCTCCTACCAACTCTACAGGTAGTGGTGTAGCAAATTGGGACCCAATCCTAATTTCACTCGTAAGACGAGCTATGCCAAACTTAATCGCATATGATATCGCTGGCGTTCAGCCAATGACTGGACCAACTGGCCTTATCTTTGCAATGAGAAGTAGATATACTTCACAAACTGGACAAGAAGCTATGTTTGACGAAGCAGATTCCGACTATACAGGTCGAAACGCTGCTGGTTCAAGCGTTGATGGCTTCACTACAGAAGACCACTCAGGTACTAACCCAGCTGTATTAAATGACGGCTCACCAGGTACTTACACAAAAGGTGGTGGAATGACTACAGCAGCTGCTGAAGCTCTAGGTGATGACAGCGGAAACCAATTCGCTGAAATGGCATTCTCAATTGAGAAATCAACGGTGACTGCTAAATCAAGAGCTCTTAAAGCAGAATACACTATGGAACTTGCACAAGACTTAAAAGCAATCCATGGTTTAGACGCTGAGACTGAACTTGCAAACATTCTATCTGCTGAGATCCTTGCGGAAATCAACAGAGAAGTTGTAAGAACGGTTTATGTCAATGCTGAAAAAGGCGCACAAACTGGTAATGTTACAACACCAGGTATCTTTGACTTAGACACAGATTCCAACGGAAGATGGTCAGTTGAAAGATTTAAAGGTTTGATGTTCCAATTAGAAAGAGACGCTAACAGAATTGCACAAAGAACAAGAAGAGGAAAAGGTAATATTATTATCTGTTCTGCTGATGTTGCTAGTGCATTACAAATGGCAGGCGTTTTAGACTATACTCCAGCATTAAACAACAATCTATCAGTTGATGACACAGGCAATACATTTGCTGGTGTTCTTAACGGCAGATACAAAGTGTACATTGATCCGTACTCTGCTAACTCATCTAGTAAACAATACTATGTTATTGGTTACAAAGGTACTTCACCATATGACGCAGGTTTATTCTACTGCCCATATGTACCTTTACAAATGGTTAGAGCAGTTGGTCAGGACACTTTCCAGCCGAAAATCGGTTTCAAAACTAGATATGGTCTAGTAGCGAACCCATTTGCGGAAACTGGTGCGATTTCAGGTGCTGCTTCAGCAGTAAATGACGCTGGTTCTGCTAACTCAAACAGATACTACCAAAGAGTGCAAGTTGCAAACTTAATGTAATATCAGTTTAGTTACTATATTAAAAAGGGGGCTTTCACGCCCCCTTTTTTTTGGCCTTTTTCCTGGAGTGGATAAATAGTCCTGTATTATAAAAGGTTAAAAAATGACTACTATTAATTCATATGGCAGACAGCCTACAAAAACAGACTATGCTTCACCTACGCAGTTTAAGTTTAATATTATTAAATTGCCTAAGGTTGAATATTTCTGTACTGCTGTAAACATTCCAGCTGTATCATTACCAACTAGAACTTTTCAAACACCTCTAGTTGACATTCCTTTACCTGGAGATAAACTAGACTTTTCTAATATTGAGATGTCATTCTTAGTAGATGAAAACTTAGAAAACTACCAAGAAATATTTGGTTGGTTATCAGGCTTAGGTTTTCCTACAGATAATAAACAATACAGAGATTTGTTAAGAGCTGGCGGAGATAGATTTCCTACTTCAAGTGGTGCCAATTTGTCAACGGATCCTGGTAAAGTTAAATATGGTGCAACATCACAAGGTGCAGTATATTCAGACGCAACATTAACAATACTAACAAGTAAAAACAATCCTGTTACTGAGGTACGATTTACAGATATCTATCCAGTATCATTGAGTGGATTGAACTACACACAACAAGCCACAGATGTGGATTACTTAACCGCTACCGTTTCATTTCAGTACAGACAATATGAATTTGCAAGTGCCGGTGATAGTAGAACAACTACCGTAACCTCTTAAAAGCTTTACATTTTAAAGTTTTTGTGTTATTATAGTAAGATTATGGAGATATTATGACTTTAGAAGAACTACAAGATTTAGTTGAGAAAGATATGAAACTCAACGATACTGAACTTGATTTGGAATCGCTGAAAACTCCTCAACTACACAACAAATATATGAAACATCTTAATAACTTTAAGTTGTTATTAAGCAGAGCTGAAGCTGAATTAATTACCACACAAAGAGACAAGTGGGAATATTACACAGGCAAATCAGACCAACAAACATACATTGACAATCCATTTAATTTAAAAGTATTGAAACAAGATGTTGACCAATACATTAAATCAGATGTAGAATATGTCAAAGCAAAACAAAAGGTTGACTATCTGTCAACTATAGTAGATTACTTAGATAAAACTTTAAGACAAATCTCAAGCAGAGATTGGCAAATAAGAAACGCAATTGAATGGCGTAAGTTTACTAGTGGTGCGATATGATACAAACTATATTCTATGATAGATTATTTCCTACACTTATTCAAATACAAGATAACATCTTAGTTGATGATGTAAGATTATCTATTCTATCAGATATACAAAACAAAAAAAAGAATGAAGAGTTTAAACAATGGCAATCAAAGGCCAATCTTCACAATGAAAAACTATATTCAGAATTAACTGATACTATATTAAAAAGTACAAAGTATTATTTTGATAATATGCAGTATGTATATGAAGATTATGAAATTACAGACATGTGGGCAAATGTATATGAAAAAGGTGAAATGCACAGAACACATGGTCATTCAAACAATATGTTAAGTGGAGTTTTTTATGTTAGTAGTATTGACGCACATCCAGGTATTACTTTTTTAGACCCTAGGCCAGCAGTAGATGTACTTGTACCTACAATTAAGAATTATAACACAGACAATTCATCTCTATGGCAATACAATGCAACACAAAATAGATTAATGTTATTTCCGTCTTGGTTAAAACATTATGTTCCTGTAAATGAAACAGATACTAATAGAGTTAGTATTTCGTTCAATGTTATGTTCAGAGGAAAATTAGGATCCTCAGACGATTATTCTTCTGGAAACTTTTAATGAATTCACAAAGATATTTGATTATAGACAAGAAAGATGATGTCTATTTAAAAATAGAAGCAGACGATAGTATTCGTAGAGAACTAGGAGAATACTTTACATTTGAAGTACCTGGTTTTAAATTTATGCCACAATACCGTAGTAGAGTATGGGACGGCAAAATTAGATTATATTCATATGCGACAGGCCAGATTTATGTTGGTCTATATCCATATATATTAGATTGGTGTCAAAAGAATGATGTTCATGTGGTAGATGGCACAAAGATTAAAGACACTAAGATTGACGAAAAGGCAATTGATGGTTTTATTAAAGCATTAAAGATACCTTTTGAAGTCAGAGATTATCAAAGAGAGGCATTTGTACATGGTATTAAGAAAAATAGGTGTTTATTACTTTCACCCACCGCTAGTGGAAAATCTCTTATTGTTTATCTTCTTATTAGGTTCTTCTTACTTAAAATAAAAGAAAATAAAAACAATAAGATTTTAATTATTGTACCAACTACATCATTGGTTGAACAATTATTTAAAGACTTTAAAGACTATGGTTGGTCGTCTGAAAGAAATGTACACAAGATATATCAAGGACACGACAAAGATACTAATAAGTCTGTTATTATATCTACATGGCAATCAATATATAATCAACCTAAAAAATGGTTTAAACAATTTGGTTGTATTGTAGGTGATGAGGCACACTTGTTCAAAGCAGTATCACTAACAAAAATATTAACTAAGTTAGAAAATTGTTCACATAGAATTGGTCTTACAGGTACATTAGACGGAACTAAAACTCATAAATTAGTCTTAGAAGGACTATTCGGTACGGTTAACAAGGTAGTATCTACGACAGAACTACAATTAAAAGGAAAACTGGCCGCATTAAAAATATTATGTTTAGTTTTAAAACACGGTAAAGATGAAAGAAAACATTGTCATGGTATGAACTACCAAGAAGAAATGGATTACATTGTACAATCAGATAAAAGAAACAAGTTTATTAGAAACTTGGCCGCTGGTTTACAAGGCAACTCATTAGTATTATTTCAGTATGTAGAAAAACATGGCAAAGATTTATATGAAAGTATAAGAGACAAAGCAGAAGATAAAAAAGTATTCTATGTTTACGGAGGCGTTGACGCAGATGAAAGAGAAAAAATCAGAGAAATCACAGAGAAGTCGGATAATGCAATTATTGTTGCTTCTTATGGAACATTCTCAACTGGTATTAATATTCGCAATCTTCATAATATTGTGTTTGCTTCACCTTCAAAGTCCAGGATTAGAAATTTACAATCTATTGGCCGTGGACTTAGGTTAAAAGATAACAATAGTCATGCAACCTTATATGACATATCGGACGATTTAACTTATAATGAGAAAGAGAACTACACTCTAGCCCATTTTAGGGAAAGGATAAATATATACAATGAAGAAGATTTTGATTATGAAATCCATAATGTGGAGTTAAATGCAAATGCACCAAAATAACGAAGAAATAAAAATAATAAAGTTAGTTAATGGTGAAGATGTTATTTGTAGAATATTAACTGGCGAAAAACAATTACCAGATAATGGTCCTCTTTTAAGATTAGAAAGACCTTTATTAATAAAATACATTCCACAATTTACTGAGGCTGGATTCAGAGACTATATTGCTTTAACAAAGTGGACAGCCTATACACCAGATAAAATAATTACTATTCCTAAAGATAAGATTATGACTATTACAAATGCAAGTGTTGAGATGAGTAAGAGTTATGTAAACCTTTCTCATGCATACGACAGGTTGCCAGTTTCGCCGTTGCCAAATAAGGTAGACGAAAAGGGCTCGCAGTTGGACGAAGAGGACAATAATGAGTTGAATGAAATATTTGATGAGTTTAATGACAAGACAACTCTACACTAATGGAGCTATGTCTTAATCAAAGCGGACACCGCTATTATACAGATTAAGGCAAGCATGTCAAGCCTAGGACGATATACAACCTAGCATTGACAATAAATGAATAATAATGTATAGTGAGGATATTATGAGTGCAAAAAAAGAACATTATGTAAATAACAAGGAATTTCTGGCGGCTATGACCGAATACAGAAAGACCGTACTAGAGGCGAAATCAGTTGGTAAAGAGAAACCACCAGTCACAGATTATATTGGTGAGTGTTTCTTAAAGATTGCCAATCACCTTTCTTACAAACCAAATTTCATCAACTATACTTTTAGAGACGATATGATTTCTGATGGTATAGAAAACTGCCTACAATACTTAGATAACTTCAATCCTGAAACAAGTCAAAATCCTTTTGCTTATTTTACACAAATCATTTACTATGCATTTGTTCGTAGAATACAAAAAGAAAAGAAACAGATGACTATTAAACAGAGAATGATTGCTGAGGCCAACTATGATGATATGACCTTACAACCAGGTGAAGATAGGGAATTTAAAAATCAATTCACCGAATTCTTACAAAAGAATTTACCTACAGACAATGCAGATATTGTCGTAAAGAAAAAGAAAAAAAAATAAATGCAATATGAAATAATAGATAATGCCTTGACAGAGGCAGACTTTGAACATATTGAAAGTCAATTAACAAGTAGTTACTTTCCATGGTTCTATGGTGAACAAGTTGCTTTGCCTTTCAAAGAAGTAAAGTCAAATATACCACATTTTTATATGGCACATTTGATGTATCAGGCGTATCAACCAAGTAGTCAATACTTCAGTTTGACACAACCTATTCTAAGAAGAATTAAAGCACAAGCAATTATTAGAATTAAATGTAATTTATATCAAGCAACACCTGAAATTATTGAACACGGAATGCATACTGATTTTGACTTCCCACATAAGGGTGCTTTGTTTTATATAAATTCAAATGATGGTTATACCTTATTAGAAGACGGTACAAAAATAAAAAGTGTAAAGAATAGATTGTTACTATTCGATAGCAGTAGGCCACATTCAAGTACCACATGTACAAATACTGCCAGTAGAATGAACATCAATATAAATTATTATTAACGGAGTGAACTTTGAAGATAGCCTTACTTAATGATACCCATTTTGGGGTGCGAAACGATAGTCCTGCTTTTATGGAATATCAGAACAAGTTTTATAATGACTTGTTTTTTCCATATCTAATAGAAAACAATATCACCACACTTATTCACTTAGGTGATGTAGTTGATAGAAGAAAGTTTATCAACCACAAAACAGCACACAATTTCAAACAAGTATTCTGGAACAGGCTAGAAGAACTAAACATTGACACTCATGTTATCATTGGCAACCACGACACATATTATAAGAATACAAATGAAGTAAACGCATTACAGAATTTAAACTTAAACAAAAATTGCACCATTTATACTAAGGCAACCGAAGTCGCATTTGATGGACTTGATATCTTATTTCTTCCTTGGATTTGTGATGATAATTTAGATGATAGTATTCATACTATTGACCAATCACAATCGCCTATTTGTATGGGGCATTTAGAGATTAAAGGTTTCGAAATGCATAAAGGCCATATCAATGAACATGGTTTAGAGAAAGAACAATTTATTAAGTTTGAAAAAGTATTATCTGGCCACTTTCATAAAAAGTCAGATGACGGCCGTATTCACTACCTAGGTACGCAATATGAAATGACATGGTCAGACTACAAATGTCCTAAAGGTTTTCATATCTTTGATACAGAAACAAGAGAAATAGAACGAGTGGCCAATCCACTTAGAATGTTTAAAAAGATTGTTTATGATGATAAGAAGACAGATTATAACCAATTTGATTTATCAGAATATGATAATACACATGTCAAACTATTCATCTCACAAAAAACAGATGATGATATGTACAATAGATTTGTTGAGAAGATGTATAACGCAATCAATGTACACGAACTACAAATCATTGAAGACCCTACAGATTTAAATGCTAGTATCAGAGGTGATATTTTAGAACAAGGTGAAGATACATTAACATTTTTAAATAATTATATTGACCAAGTAGAAACAGATGTAGATAAACAAAAACTAAAACAATTTGCAAAAGAGTTGTATGTAGAGGCAAGTGAATGATACCAGTTAGAACTAGTTACTTTGGTCCTGTTTTAATGCAAACAAAAGTAGACCAAACCAGACTTGACAAATTAAAAGAATATGGTACAATAGCTAGAAATAACAAACAAAGTTTTAATCATAAACTTGCAGGTCATTTAAAGTCACAATTTTATTTTGATGAACAATCGTCCTTATGGTTTTATGATAACTTTAAACAAGAGTTTGACGCATATTCAAATTTGTTTGACGCACATTTTAAACAGAGGTCGATTAAACAATTTGAACCTGTTGGTCTATGGATTAATTACATGAGAAGTGGTGACTTTAATCCTGCACATATACATGGTGCTGACTTATCTTTTGTTATATTTGTAGAAGTGCCAGATGAATTGAAGAAAGAAGCAGACGCACATGAAGGAGATAGTCCAGATCCTGGTTCTATTAGTTTTATTTATGGTGAAGATTCCGATTGGGTAGTTTCAAGTCATGCACACTTTCCGGCAACAGGAGATATGTTTATATTTCCAGCAAAATTGAGACATTTTGTAATGCCTTTTAAATCTGATATAGAAAGAGTAACCGTATCAGGCAATTTGAGAATGATAAATGATAATATTCAAAAAAATTAGATATCAAAACTTTCTATCTAGTGGTAATATTCCTATTGAGATAGATTTAGATAAGTCACCTACAACATTGATTGTTGGTACTAATGGTAGTGGTAAGTCCACACTATTAGACGCCTTATGTTTTGTATTATTCAATAAACCATTTCGTATCATTAAGAAAGAACAGATGGTAAACACTATCAACAATCAAGACGCATTGGTTGAGGTAGACTTTCAAGTAGGCACAAAGAACTATACCGTCAAACGAGGCATTAAACCAAATATCTTTGACATTATTTGTAATGGTGAACAACTAAACCAAGACGCAAATAACATAGACTATCAAAAATACTTAGAACAGAATATTATGAAGTTGAACTATCGTTCATTCATTCAGGTGGTCATACTAGGTTCTTCATCATACGAACCGTTTATGAAGATGAAACCACGATATCGAAGAGAAGTTGTTGAAGAGATACTTGATATCAGAGTTTTTGGCCTAATGGACCTAATTTTGCGTTCACAACAGAGTGACCTCACAAAAACATTGACGGAGGTGCGTCATAAGGCGGAGTTAATAAAGACCAAGTACGAAACAGAGTCCAAGTATCTAACTACCATCCAAGCGCAAGGAAATGACATCCAGACGGCTAAACAAAATAAGCTAGAAGAATATAACAAAAAAACCATAGAATTTGAAACAAAATTACAAGAATTGAATGAAGAGATTGCCGTAACAAAATCCAAGCTAGAAGGACAAGAAAAGACTAATACCAAATTAAGAGAACTACAAAAGATTGAAACAAAGATTGAGACTAATCTTAATTCACATAAGAAGACATTACAATTCTTTTTAGATAATGATAATTGTCCTACTTGTACACAACCAATAGACGAACATTTTAAAGGTGACAAGTGTAACTCAGAAACAAAAATCATTGACAAGTTAGAAATAGGCATGTTAGACTTGGTAAAAGAGATTACTAAACAGGAAGAACGAGTAACCGAATTCTCAAAAATATCATCTAAGATAAATGAGATGAGTGTAGAGGTTGCAAAGATTAATACTTCACTTGATAGTTTAAAAAACTATAGTGACCAGATACATGAAGAGTTAAGACAATCTTCTAATAGAAGTGTTGACATTGAAAGTATTAAAAAATCATTAGAAGATATGTCGGCTGAATTAGGTCTGGCAGAAAGTCATTTAACAGATGTACAAGAAGAAAAATCATATGTAGATGTATTAAGAGAAATCTTAAATGACAAAGGTGCTAAGGCGCAGATTATTCGTAAGTATGTACCTATTATGAATACTTTAATCAACAAGTATTTACAACAAATGGATTTCTTTGTATCTTTCCATTTAGATGAAGAGTTTAATGAAACGGTAAAAAGTAGATTTAGAGATACCTTTAACTATAATAATTTTAGTGAAGGTGAAAAGATGAGAATTGACCTTGCTTTGTTATTTACATGGCGAGACATTGCTCGTATGAAAAATAGTACCAATACTAATCTATTAATACTAGATGAAATCTTTGATAGTAGTTTAGATGGCCAAGGCACAGATGATTTCTTTAAAATTATTAAAGCATTAGAAAAAGAAAATATCTTTATTATATCACATAAAGGTGATATTCTTTTTGATAAATTTTCTAATATTATTAAGTATGAGAAATATAAAAACTTTACGAGGTTACAACCAGCATGATTATAGAGAAGTGGTTTCCTCAGACAATCGCATATACTTTTTATGATGGTGATAAAAGTTATATAAAAAAATTACAAGACAAATGTTTTGAAATACAAAGTAAGATTGAAAAGGGTGGTGAGTTTTGGCAATCAGATGTATATAATACAATTAACAAATATGATTTAAACACCGATAATGACTTTAAAGAACTTAATAAATGGGTTGATGAAAGAGTAAAAGACTATACAAATGAATTACAATTTTTGTTTGGTGATTTATCAAAAGAACAATCTTGGTTTAATATATACAAGAGAGGTGACTACCAAGAGTACCACCACCATGCAATGAATATGGTATCAGCAATATTCATATTAAAGGCAGGTGATGAGAATACAAAGGTGTCATTTGATAATCCACATACTGATATGATTTATGCAGACGGACCAACACAAGTTTCTTATAAATCAGAGGATTGTAAATTGATTATTTTTAGAAGTCATTTAAAACATGCAGTAACAATGCACAACTCAGATGAACCAAGAATTAGCATTGCTTACAATTACAGAAGGATAATTACATGAGTGAAGTAAAAGAACTAAAGTTAATACCGCCTACAGACCCCAGAGTTTTGAGTGCTATTGCACCATTTAAAGATGATATGTTATCAGAACATGGATTTAAAGATAGACACGAATTAAAAGAGGCTATGTTTGCAACTATGAAAAAATATGGTGGCATTGGTCTAACATGCAATCAAGTTGGATTGCCTTTCAATATGTTTGTTTTAGGTGGACACCCACAGATAGAAAGAGGATTAGAATTAACTTGTTTTAATCCTATGATTATTTCTTCAAGTGAGGAACAGGTAATGTTTAAAGAAGGTTGTCTAACTTTTCCATTCTTATTCTTATCAATTAAAAGACCAAGAAAAGTAGTGGTAAAATACGAAGATGAAAATGGTGATTTAAAAGAAGGCCATTTAGATGGTATGATGAGTAGAATATTCCAACATGAATATGACCATACGATTGGTAGAGTGTTTACTGAGGGAATGTCAAAGTTAAAATTAGACCTGGCTAGAAAGAAGGCCATGAAACAGATAGAACTGGCAAAGAAATATGGCAAAACGCAAGCTTAAAGATGGTAAAGAGGTAGATGTACTAAACAGACCTATGAGTTTAGAAATCTTTACAAGAGTACCTGAGAAATGGAAAATAGTTGATATGGAAACAGGTGAACAATATGTGGGTACCAAGAATACTGAAAGATTTAAACAATGGAAAAGAATTATATTAAAGTCATAGATAACTTTTTAAAACCAACATATCATAACGAGATAAAGAGAATACTCGAAGGTGATATGTTTCCATGGTTCTATAAGAGTAATATATCTTTGCCTAGTGAGATGATAAAAACAGATGAACTAACTAGTTATGGTTTTTTTCATATGTTAGATAACAATTCTCCATATGGTAAATTCTTTACACCATTCTTCTATGATTGTATAGACACAATAGGTGCAAAAGAAGTCATAAGAGCAAGAGCTGATATGACTATGTACAGCCACAAAGAAAAGACACACGAACCACATGTTGATATGCCTAATAAAAACCATTGGTCAGTAATCTATTATGTAAATGATAGTGATGGTGATACTATTGTTTATGATGAATTATATGATAAGAAATATGAAGAAGACCCTATGTACACATATAAACCAGAAGATTTTACAGAGATAAAAAGAGTATCTCCTAAGGCAAACAGACTATTCATATTCAATGGCCTCAATATGCATACAGGCCAATCACCAACAAAACATAAGAACCGTATTATAATTAATTGCAATTTCGTTTGAGACTTGACATTTTAAGAATTTTAGTTTAGGATATACATTATGAGTTATTCGTGGAAAAAAGGCATGTCGATTGACGACCAATGGCAAAGTTGGTCAGATAACAATCCATTAGACAAAGTGCCAGATGTAGATACAGAAAAATTAAAGGCGCAAGTTATTAAAGACTTGACCTTTGTTTCTGCTATGGATGTAAAAGAATATACTTTGTATCAGAAATGGTGTGAAGTACAACACAAATATCCTACGGTTGAAACTAATAGTTTTTTTGATGATACAGGCAAAACATTAAAAGACCCAGCACAAGGTCAATTACTACAAGAGATTAAAAATAACTTCTGGTTGCCAGAAGACCCCGAAGAATATATTGATTTAGAACCTGAGTTAGTTTACACAGACACTAACGAAACATTATCTAAGGCTACTAACGCACAAGGTCCTGCCGTTTGGAATGGTCTAAGAACTTTCCTTTCTACAATGAAAAACAATAGTAACATTGGTAGAAATCTAAACTTTTTAATTAGAGATAAGAAGACAGGCAAATTTCTTGGTGTAACTTGTATGTCCTCAGACTTCTTAGATTTAACACCAAGAGATAAACACATTGGTTGGGAACGAGAAGCTAAAACTCAACGAATGATTAATCATACTTGTATTGGTAGTACGATTGTACCTATTCAACCATTAGGTTATAATCTAGTAGGTGGTAAACTACTTGCTCTATTATGTTTATCAGATACGGTAGAGAAAACTTGGGAAGCACAATACAAAGATAAACTTGTGGGTGTTACAACAACATCACTATATGGTAAGACAAAAGAAATACCATTATCACAATACGATAGATTATTTGGTTGGAAGAAAATGGGTTGGACAGCAGGTTCAGTTTCATTTGAACCAGAAAAACCAACACAGAAACTTATTCAACAATGGTTGATGAAAAACCACACATATAAATTCTTTGAATGGTATGTTGCAAAGAAAGATAGTGGTCAACCTCATAAAAGAGACCATAGAAATAGAAGTTTAACATTTACCTATAACAAATTAGGTATTGATAAAAAGTTAATTAAATCAGAACACGCTAGAGGTATTTACTTTGGTGAATTATTTAATAACACAAACGAATTTTTAAGAGAAGAAATTAAAGAAGACAAGTTAGTTAGAAAGTTTGACAATTCAGTAGAAGCATTAACAGAGATATGGAAAAACAAATACGCTAAGAAGAGATTGGCGTCTTTAAAGAAACAAGATAGAGTTTCAACCGAAAGCCATTTCTATGATGATATTATCTATATGAGTTGGGAAGAATGTAAATCTAAGTATCTGTCGCAAGTAGGAAGATAATGAACAAGATAGCTGAAATGCTAGGTTACAAAGAAGTAACTTCTATTGATGGTTTAGATTTATCTCAATGGGTCAAACTAGGTGAGATATTCCTTAACGACAATAAGTTATCATTAAACACCACTTGTTTAAAAGAATACAGAAAGAATCCAAGAGGAAGACTTTACATTTTAACTAACAATAGTAAAATAGTAAAGATTGGTGGCTCGCAAGACAAAGGCGGTATCGAAGCGACCATCTCGGCTTATTTCAGAGGCGATATTGGCAAGACAGAGAGTATGAGAAATTATGCAATCTGTAAGTATATGAAACAAGAATTGCTTGCTGGTAATAGGTTAGAAGTCTATTTTTTACTACTGCCGATTGTTGAAGTAGAGATACCAACATTCAATGGTAAGAAATACAAGAAGGAGATACCTATTGATTTTCACACGGTAGAGAAAGAGTTTGTTGATGAATACCACAAAATCAATGGCGTGTATCCGGATTTAAATATACAAGAAAGTAATCGTACATGGAAAGAATTAGGTCTTTCTGAGGGTTATGTGTATAAAACAAATTAGGACTAAATAGAAATGAATTTCAATGAGTACCAAGAAATGGCCAAGACAACGGCTATCTACGACAAGAAACACCAGATTTTATATCCAGCGTTAGGACTTGCCGGTGAAGCAGGCGAAGTGGCGAACAAAGTTAAAAAATTAATAAGAGATGGATATGAGAAGAATAAAGATTATCGTAAAGAGATATCCGCTGAAATTGGCGATTGCCTGTGGTATATCGCTGTATTGGCTGATGATATTGGCTGCGACCTCCAAACTATTGCTGACAACAATATAGTTAAATTACAAGACCGAATGAACCGAGGTGTTATCGGTGGCAATGGTGACAATAGATGAAAGTAGTCATTGCAACTGGCGGTTTTGACCCTTTACATTCAGGACATATAGAGTACCTGAAATGTGCCGCCGCCTTAGGCGACCATTTGATTGTAGGACTTAACTCAGACAATTGGTTAAAAGAAAAGAAAGGCAAATACTTTATGCCTTTCTATGAACGAGAAAAGGTTGTAGAAAACCTATCGTTTGTACACAATGTAATACCGTTTGATGATTGGGACGGTACGGCCATTGAGTGTATTCTAAAAGTCAAAAGATTTTACCCTAAAGCACACATTATCTTTGCCAATGGTGGTGATAGAACTGCCGAGAACATACCTGAAGAGAAGTATTTCCAATCAGATGACTGGATTACCTTTGCTTTTGGTGTAGGAGGTACGGAGAAGCGTAACTCCTCATCAAGCATTTTAGAGAAATGGGCTACAAACCAGACCGAAAGACCGTGGGGATATTATAGAGTTATACATAATGAACTCAATGTAGTTAAAGTAAAAGAATTAGTTGTAATGCCTGGCGAAAGACTATCTATGCAAAAACATAAAGATAGGTCAGAACATTGGTTTATCAGTAAAGGTGTGGCCACCGTCTATACAATCAATAGTAACACAGATTTAGAACTACTAGGTGAGTATAAAATGTTTGATAACTTACATATAGAGAGAGGTGAATGGCACCAGTTATGTAATGAAGAACATATACCACTTAAAATTATCGAAATCCAGTATGGAACGGACTGCTCGGAAGACGATATTGAGCGAAAAAATACAATAAATTAGCTGTGCGATTTGACGCAGCTACATAAACCCTTGTCCTATAAGGGTTTTTTGTTGAAAAAAAATTAAAAAAAAATCACAAAAACGCTTGACTTATATGGAAAAGGCCTGTAGGATGGACACATATGATGAAAAAGGACACTAATATGAACACTATAAATTTAGAAGTTAAGAGTAATCTCGCTAAACTTCTAGCAAACGAAAATATTACCGTTAGACACGACAAAGTTGCGACTGCTTCTTTTGATGTCAAAAACAGAATTCTAACCCTACCAATTTTCAAAGAACAATCTGGTGATGTCTATGACATGCTTATAGCACACGAATGTTCACACGCATTATATACACCTTATGAAGAATGGGAAGGCATTACTGACCAAGAACTAAGGTCATATGTCAATGTTATCGAAGACACAAGAATTGACAAATTAATTCAAGCAAAATATCCTGGTGTAGTTAAAAACTACCTAAACGGTTTTGATATCTTAGAAAAAAAGAACTTCTTTGGTCTTTATGGTAAAGATATCAATACAGACTTAATGATTATCGACAAGATTAATCTAAGAAGTAAATCACTTAACAGACTACCTTTTTCATTTAACGACCAAGATAATAACTGGTTGGCTAAAGTTGACCAAGTGACTACCTTTGATGATGTACTTTCACTTGCTAAAGAGATGTTAGCATGGCAGAAAGAACAAGTTGAGGAAATGCAAAAACTTCCTAACTTTGATGAGTTATCTATTGTTAAAACTTATGAACTTGGTAATGAAGATGACTTTGAAGATGAGTTTGATAGTGCTGATGATAACGACCAATCAGATGAAAAAAATGATTTCAATAACTTTGGTGATGAAAAAGCAGATGATGAAAAACCTGCTAATGAAAATTCATCTAGTACACAAGAAGAAAAAACAGAAAATAAAGAAGAAAAAACTGGTGAACCTGGTCAATACGGTAAAGGTTCAGATGGCACACCATCTAACAAACTTTTAAAAGCTGTAACTGACCAAGCTTACGAAGAAAAGAAATCAGAACTACTTGATAGTAAGACAAAAGGTTTCACTTACGGTTCTATACCAAAAGCAAATCTTAAATCTATCTTTACTTACAAAAAGTTTCTTCAATTAATGCAAGAAGAAAGAATTAGACATAGAGCATACAATTATGAAGATGTGCCATATATGTCATGGTTAAAAGATACATTTAAAAAGTTTCAAAAAGAAAACAAGAAAACGGTTATGTATCTTGTTAAAGAGTTTGAGATGAAGAAAGCTGCTACTGCTTACAAGAGAGCACAAACAGATAAGACAGGTATTATTGACCCTTTAAAACTACCTAGTTACAAATACTCAGATGATATCTTTAAGAAATTGACTATTATACCTGATGGTAAAAACCACGGTATGATGATGTTACTTGATTGGTCTGGTTCTATGAGTGATACTCTAATGAATACCGTTGAGCAATTACTTAACCTTGTAGAGTTTGTTAGAAAAGTAAATATTCCTTTTGAAGTTTATTTCTTTACTAGTGAGAGAAGTGATAAACAAGAAAAGTCATTTAACTACAAAGAAGGTGATTGGTCGTTTGAGAACTTCAATCTAGTTAATTGCTTTAGTCACAGAATGACTAAGAAAGAATTTGAATTAGCAGGTATGTATATGTACCACATGGCACAATATTACAATGCTAATTATTGTTATCAAAAAGATTTTGATAGTGATTTAAGAATGGCTAGATACAATAGTTTTGGTGTTCCTAATGCATTGTACTTAGGTAATACACCACTTAACGAAGCGTTGGTGTTTTGTAATGAATTGATACCAATGTTCAAAGACAAATATGGTATTGAGAAAATGACCTTTATTACCTTAACAGATGGTGGGGCAAACAGCTTTAGAAAGCAAATGTATAACCCAGCAGAGATTGGTAGTGATGAATGGTACAAATCAAGTGTGGTTGATTATGATAAAACAGCCGTGTTGCAAAGTGGTAAAAATAAGATTGTATTAGATAGTTACTATGATTTAACAGACAAGTTGTTGACCATGATTAAAAACAAATATGATTGTAACATACTTGGTTTCTTTATCCTTAAAAGAGTTAAAAGGTGGGATATTGAGAAGTATATGGAAGGCAAAGACTATATGGAAAGAAGTAGAAAAACTGAATTAGCCAGAAAAGAAATGACCAAAAACAAGGCCATTGCTGTTGACAAACCTGGTTATAACAAATACTTTTTACTAGATGGTAAAAGACTTAAAGTTGAGAACTTTGATATGTCTGATACTGAAATTAAAAAAGAAACCGTTGGTGAGTTTAAGAGAATGTTTGGTAAAGCAATGCAAAATAGATTGGTTTCCAGAGTGATTTTAAACAAATTTATAGCGGAGGTTGCATAGACAGGATGTCGCACCTTGGAAAGTCACACCTGGCAACGAAAAAAAAGTTGAAAAAAAGTGAAAATAATGGTTGCCATTTTCAGGAAACTCCTGTAGGATGGACCCATAAAGTGAGAAATTAACTTAAATATGAAAGGACATACACTATGTTAAATACTAAACAAAAAGAGTTTGTTGATTATGCCGTTCAAAAATTCGGTACTGCCGAGTTAACGGTTCAACAACTTAAAGAAGCCAACAAAAAGTTTGGCTGTAAATATGCACCTCAATGGTTGATTAAGAACTCAGACTACAAAATTGGTAAGTCTATGTTCAAACTACCAGTTGATGGTGAAGGAGTTGGTGAGACTACTCCGGTTGCTGAAAAGATTTTGGCACCAGAAAGTCAAAAAAATTATGAGGCGGCTTATGTTGTGTCTTCACTAACAGGCGATATTGTTCCTAAAAAGGATCCAGTATTCGTTTCATTTGGTAACTATCCAGATGTTAAACAGATTGTTAAATCTGGAATGTTTTATCCAATCTTCATTACTGGTTTGTCTGGTAATGGTAAGACAATGGGTGTTACTCAGGCTTGTGCCGAGAATAAGAGAGAACTTATTAGGGTTAACATTACCATTGAGACAGATGAAGACGACCTTTTAGGTGGTTACAGACTTAAAGACGGTCAGACCGTATGGCAAAATGGTCCTGTTATCGAAGCCATGGAAAGAGGCGCTGTCTTGTTACTTGATGAGATTGACCTTGCGTCTAATAAGATTATGTGTTTACAACCAATCTTAGAAGGCTCTGGTGTCTTTGTTAAAAAGATTAACAAGTTTGTGAAACCTGCTGATGGTTTCAATGTCATTGCTACTGCCAATACAAAAGGTCAAGGTAGTGATGATGGTAAGTTTATCGGTACTAATGTATTGAACGAGGCGTTCTTGGAAAGATTTCCAATTACCTTTGAACAAAAGTATCCAACTGCTAAGGTTGAGGAGAAAATCCTTATCAATACTTTAGAAAAGTCTGGTAAAAAAGACAAAGACTTTTGTAATAAGTTGGTAACTTGGGCTGATGTAATCAGAAAAACCTACTTTGATGGTGGTGTTGATGAGATTATTTCAACCAGAAGGTTAGTACATATCATTCAAGCGTTTGCTATCTTCAATAACAAAATGAAAGCTATTGAAGTGTGTACAAACAGATTTGATGATGATACAAAGAATTCATTTATGGAACTATACCAGAAAGTTGACGCTGGTGCTACTGCTGAGCAGATAGCAGAACAGCAAAGACAATCTGATATTGCTTCCCAAATGAGTGAGGAGGAGTCCTCAGATGACCAAGAGGTTATCTAATACTCAATTCTTCGCATTAAGCGAAGAGTGTCCTTTCGAAACGGTGGTAGGGGGTAGTGTCCCTACCACCACTTTTTTGAAAAGGACAAGAAAGGTTAAAGTATAATTTGGCGATAGAAATAAAAGTAAGAAATGGCAATTTAGAACAGGCTATGCGTGTTCTTAAAAGAAAGGTTCAGAAAGAGGGTCTTATCAAAGAAATTAGAGATAGACAATACTATATGAAACCTTCAGAAATTCGTAGAGAGGCTAAGAAGCAAGGTATTAAAAATACTAAAAAGCGATTAGCTAAACTTGAAAGAATGAAATAATAGAGATTTCGTTCCATCTGCTGTGCCGTGAAGTGTAATAAATAGTATGTGGAGGCAATTCGTAAGACCTCCAGCGATGGAAGGGGTGACGCCTCGGTTCAATCCGAATAGTCAGCAGTTGGTAGTCTGCTTTATCAAAACTACCACCTTATCTGGTCCATTGGCCTTCGTAGCCGTAAAAGGTCGCTAGCGTGACCTCGGGAAATGTGTCTTTAAGTAGATACTAGGGTAAAAGTGGGTGAGGCCTACCACTACCAGATACAGAGGGGTTTTAGCATTTGCGCTTAGTTTCACCTCTATAATCTCCAAACTAAAGCTGCGGCTCTCTTTGGTAGTTTAAGACCCTAAACCGAAACTACCACTTATATGAGGATATGAAAATGGTGAATATTATAAAGTATGTGGCTGCTTCGACTATATTAATAGCGATAGCATTACACACAATACCAGAAGCATACCCTTATAATGTCATAGTACACATGTTAGGTGCTATTCTATGGACCTATGTGGGTATCAAATGGCAAGAGAAGAGTATTCTTCTCAATTTTACACCACAGATAGTAATTCTTGGTGTAGGATTAATTATACATTATGGGTTGACATTTTAAAATGAATACCTATATAAATAAATGTGAAAGTGCCATAATGGGCTTTCATTTAATAACAATAAACTTTGCTTAATAAAAGGAGGTTTGTATGACAAACAAAGCACTAAGTATATTCAATCAATTAAGACCGGTAACAATCGGTTTTGATAATGTCTTTGACCATTTCGAAAGAATGTTTGAAGACGACTTTAGAGGACTTTCTGTCCCTAATTTCCCACCATACAACATTGTAAAGACAGGTAAAAATACCTATGATGTTGAACTTGCATTAGCAGGTTATTCTAAAAAAGATATTGATGTATCTTTGGAAGATGGTGTATTAACTATCAAATCAATCAAAGAAGAAAAAGAAGATAACGAGGAAGATGGTGTTATCCATAAGGGTATCGCTAAAAGATATTTCTCTAAAGCTTTTACAATCGCTGATGATGTTGAAGTTAAAGGTGCCGAACTAAAAGACGGCCTTTTAAAAGTGTCTTTGGAAAGAATTATTCCAGAACACAAACAACCAAAGACTATTGAAGTTAAATAGTTAATTGGATATATATTGGTGGCGGGAATATTCCGCCACCTTAACACACAACACAGACACAAAGGAGAAAATTATGTCAAGTGGAAAAAACCCATTCGAAATTCGTTTCGATACTTTAGCAATGGCTAAAGAAATGTTAGATAAAGCATATGATACACAAGTTGGTATCTTTTATGAAAATCTAAACAAAGTAAAAGAAGCAAACAAAGATAT